AAGCCCCAATGGGGCTTTTTTTACCTGTATAAATACTATATACATTAAGTGAGTATTTAATTATATGGCAGATTTAACCAAAAAAGCATACACAAAAACACAGTTTAGTAATACACAGTTACTAGAATTTAGTAAGTGCATGAATGACCCTACGCATTTTTTAGATAATTATTTCACTATTCAGCATCCTACTAAAGGTAGTATGATTTATGGTGCATATGATTATCAAAAAGATTTGATTGATTCATATCATAATTATAGATTTTCTATATCTATGTTAGGTAGACAGATGGGTAAGTCAACGACTGCGGCTGGTTATCTGTTATGGTATGCAATGTTCAATCCAGACCAAACTATTCTAATTGCGGCACACAAATATTCAGGTGCCCAAGAAATTATGCACAGAATTAGATATGCATACGAGATGTGTCCAGACCATATTAGAGCGGGTGTAACAAACTATAACAAAGGTAGTATTGAATTTGACAATGGTTCTCGTATCATTGCTCAAGCAACAACAGAAAATACTGGTCGTGGTCTTTCAATCTCTTTACTATACGCAGATGAGTTTGCATTCGTTAGACCTAATATTGCAAAAGAGTTTTGGACTTCTATATCACCGACATTAGCAACGGGTGGTAAAGCAATTATTACTTCAACCCCAAACTTAGATGATGACCAATTTGCTATGATTTGGAGTTCAGCAAATAAAAGGTTAGACGATTATGGAAACGAAACAGAAGTGGGTACAAATGGTTTCAGGCCTTATCTTGCAACATGGAATCAACATCCAGATAGAGATGAAACATGGCAAGGTGAAGAAAGAGCCCGTGTAGGTGAAGAACGTTTCTTAAGAGAGCATGAATGCCAGTTTATTGCATTTGATGAAACACTTGTAGCGAGTCTTAAATTAGCAGATTTAAAAGGAAGCGAACCTATAATGAGAACTGGCCAAGTTCGTTGGTTCGAAAAGATTAATAAAGATTCTACATATATTGTTGGACTCGACCCTGCAATGGGTACAGGCGGTGATAATGCCGCAATTGCAGTCTGGAGTCTACCAGAACTAATACAAGTAGGCGAATGGCAAAACAATAGAACAGATGTGAGAGGTCAAGTGAAAACAATGCATGATATTCTCACAATTATTAACGATGAGATGAGAGAACTTGGAAACAATGCGCCTGAAATATATTGGTCTGTAGAGAACAATTCATTAGGCGAAGCCGCACTTATTGTTATTGAAGAAATGGATGAAGACAAGTTTCCTGGTACATTCTTACATGAACCAAAGAAAAAAGGAATACAACGTAAAAGTAGAAAAGGTTTCACAACCTCATACAAGACAAAAATTGTAGCATGTATGAAAATGAAATCTTGGATGGAAAGTGATAAGATGGTCCCATTGAGTAGAAATCTTATTAGAGAATTAAAAACTTTTATCGCTAAAGGTAAAAGTTATGAAGCAAAGACGGGCGAGACAGATGATTTGGTTTCAGCGACTTTGTTGTGTATTAGACAAATACAAGTTATATCTCGGTTTGACGAAGATTATGAAGCACTATTAGGTGAAAGATTGGATAGTGACGACCAATATAGTGAACCATTACCGGTCATAATTTAGAATATTTGATAAATACTAAAAAGGAAAACACATATTATGGCAGTTAATCTAAGCAATGTAGCAACAAAAGTGATGAAGTTCATGCAAGGTAGCGGTCTTACACTTAAGATGTTTGACGATTCAAACGGAAAAAGTGTTTCAGACCCTGCACAAGCGAGATACTTCTATGTTGGCGAACCTAACATGATGGTTCATATTGATGACTCTGCAAAAGAGTTACAGTTTCATGTCGGTGAAAATGTTGATATTGACAAAAGAGAAGTTAATTCAATGATGAAAAACCTAAGACAAATTGCACACAGTAATATGTTAGATTTTGATGTTCGTTCATTCGGCAAAAGAATCAAACCAAAAAATTATGCATACAAAATAGAGCAAAATAAGGAGCAGACTATGAGTGACGTATTCAATGAGGGCATGAGTCCACTAGAAGGTTCATCACGCACCAGTCGCCAAACACTAGAAAATGTACGACTAATCGTTAAGCACAGAAATGCGGTAAACGAAGAATCACGTGGTGCACGTTCACGTAATATCTCATCAATCTTTGTTGAGAATTCAGAAGGTGAACGTTTTAAATATCCATTCAAACACTTAAATGGTGCAAGAGCAATGGCTAGACACGTAGCATCAGGTGGTGTCCCATCTGATATGGTTGGTGAGGCGATTGTCGGATTATCTTCAAACTTGGCAAAACTAAAAGAATTTATGGGTGTTGTTTCAAAACAAAAACTTGTTAATGAAAACAATCGTTCAGTAGTATTAAATGTAAAACGCAATATGGAATCTATAAAAGAAAGCATTAAGCGTATTCAAGGCGCAAACGGCTACTCAGCATTTGTTGAGTCAATGGCGTTAAATGAAGAAAAAGTAATTGAAGAAGCATCAGAAGATACAATCAATTCATATGTACAGAAGTTTACAAAATCATCATTCGAAGAATCACTGAAAGATATTATGCCACTTGTTCATCGTGTAAACGAAGAAGAAATGGAAAACAATCGTGCTAATCAAATTGAACGTGTTAAAGAAATTATTCTTGCAAAAGATAAAAAGACTGGCGAAAAGAAAAATAAGATTTATTTTCCTAAAGACCCTAATGCAGAATACAACTATGACAAAATCAAAAATCAATATGCTGAACCTCGCAACGCCGAAGAAGCAAGATTGAAGAAAATCAATATGATTGCTATGAGTTTTGATGATATTGGTGACAGAGTAGACGTTGATACTACAGATGATAAGAAACGTAAAAACAAAGGTCACGATAGGGCGGCTGAGTTATCAATGTTCTTACATGATGTTGCTGAAGAAATTCGTAAGAATCCTGCAGGATTGAACAAAGAGAAATTAACGTTAGCAAGTCATTTACTAAAGATGTCAAAAGCAACGGCAGAATCAGCAGAAGAAGTTGCAAATGACCGCATTGACGAAATGGTTGAACAAGCATTTGCGAAATATACTATTTTATAGTTGACATTCACATTTCACTATGTTATACTGAAGGGAGTTAAATGACTCCCTTTTTTATTGGTTTTAAAGGTTATCCAAAAAACTTCAAAAAAGTAGCATTTAACACTTGACTTTTAAGTAAAAGATAAGTATAGTAGTAACATGCTTAGAGAGTTCAGAGGATGTTACACACTAGGCTAATACAAAACTAATACAGGCTAATATAGGAGAATACTATGGCTACACTAGCAGAAATACGTGCAAAGTTGCTGGCACAAGATAAAAGTGCAACAGAATCGTCTAACTCTAATCGAGGCTCAGACGCAGTTTATCCCTTTTGGAATATTGATAATGACACTACAGCAGTGTTGAGATTTCTTCCGGATGCGGACAATTCTAATACATTCTTTTGGCGTGAGCGTCAGGTTATTAAGATGCCTTTTCCGGGTGTCAAAGGTGGAGACACTAATAAACCTGTAACTGTTCAGGTTCCTTGCATTGAAATGTGGGGTGATACATGTCCAGTACATGCTGAAATTCGTCCTTGGTTCAAAGACCCAAGTATGGAAGACATCGGACGTAAGTACTGGAAAAAGCGTTCTTACATTTTTCAGGGATTTGTTACAACAGACCCTATGAATGGAGAAACACCAGAGAACCCAATCCGTCGTTTCATTATTGGTCCACAAATCTTTAAGTTGTTAAAAGCGGCACTGATGGACCCAGATATGGAAAATCTCCCAACTGATATTGAGCAAGGTACAGACTTCCGTTTGACTAAAACTCAAAAAGGTCAGTATGCAGATTACTCAACTTCGAACTGGGCTCGTAAAGAACGTAGCCTTGATGAAGCAGAGCGTTCAGCAATCGAAACTCATGGTCTATATGACTTAAATGAGTTTATGCCTAAGCGTCCTACTGAGGAAGAAATGGGTATCATCATGGAGATGTTTGAAGCATCAGTTGATGGTGAATTGTACGACCCACAACGTTGGGGTAAATTCTATAAGCCATATGGTCTGGAAATTGCAGACACATCAGCATCAGCGGCACCAGTTGAAACATCAACTGCGCCTAAGACTGAGGCTACTCCAAAGCCGACTACTCCGACTGCAACGGCTCCTGTACAGGAAAAAGTTGCTGAACAGGTAGTAGAAGAAACTGCACCTGCAGGCGCATCATCAGATGCGGCAGATATTTTGGCAATGATACGTTCCAGAAAATCTGACTAATAATAAATTAACATGGGGGCATTATGTCCCCATGTATTTTTTCTTTGAATGGAGTAGAATATGGCAAAGGCATTTGATGCAAGTAAATTTCGTAAGAGTATAACGAAATCTGTACCGGGTATGAGTGTAGGTTTTCGTGACCCTGATACATGGGTATCAACAGGTAACTACTGTCTAAACAAGTTAATTTCTAATGATTTTAATAAAGGCATTCCGCTAGGTAAAGTAACTGTACTTGCAGGTGAGAGTGGCGCTGGTAAATCATATATTGCGGCAGGTAATATCGTTAAGAATGCACAAGACCAAGGTATCTTTGTAGTTCTTATTGATAGTGAAAACGCACTAGATGAAAGTTGGTTACATGCACTTGATGTAAGTACTGACCCAGAAAAATTACTAAAACTGAATGTAGCAATGATTGATGATGTTGCTAAGATTATTTCAGATTTTATGAAAGATTATCGTGCTGAATATGAAAACACAGATGATGAAAGCAGACCAAAAGTTTTATTTGTTTTAGACAGTCTTGGTATGATGTTGACACCTACAGATGTTGACCAGTTCAACAAAGGTGATATGAAAGGTGACATGGGGCGTAAGCCAAAGGCTCTAGCGGCTCTTGTGCGTAACTCAGTCAATATGTTTGGTGATTTTAATGTAGGCTTAGTTGCTACAAATCACACATACGCATCACAAGATATGTTTGACCCAGATGATAAAATCGCTGGTGGTCAAGGCTTTATCTATGCAAGTAGTATTGTTATTGCTATGCGTAAACTCAAATTAAAAGTAGACGCAGATGGTAACAAAACATCACAAGTACATGGTATTAGAGCGGCGTGTAAAGTAATGAAAACACGTTATGCTAAACCCTTTGAAAGTGTACAAGTAGAAATTCCATACGAAACAGGTATGAGTCCATACAGTGGACTAGTAGATTTCTTCGAAGCAAAAGGTATTCTTGTCAAGCAAGGAAATCGTTTGCGTTATATGACAAAAGCAGGTGAAGAAATGATTGAATTCCGTAAGAATTGGACGGATGACAAATTAGACATTATCATTAAAGAGTGGAATGATGAAACTTTTGATGATGAAAAGCATGAATTAGTAGCACAAGAATTGGAGACCGAGTAAATGGCAAAATATATATCAACGAAAACATATCATCAACAATTTCCAGTCGCTTATAGGCAATGGCGTGCAGACAGTCATTGCAACATTTTACATGGATATGCTCTAAGTTTTCATTTTGAATTTGAGTCAGATACTTTGGATGCTCGTAATTGGGTAATGGATTTCGGTGGACTACGTCCACTGAAACATCTCCTAGAAGAATGGTTTGACCATACAACACTTCTTGCATTAGATGACCCCAATTATAATGATATCAAAAAGTTAGGTGAACTAGGTCTTGCAAAGATTACAGAAGTAGAACGCACAGGATGTGAAGGTATTGCTGATTTTTTGTATGAGTATATCAATACTGTGTTCCTAAAAGATTATGGTGAAGCAGACCGTATTTGGTGTTGTAAAGTAGAAGTACGTGAAACACAAAATAATATGGCAATGCGTGTTGGTCATAGAGAAGATGGTGACTTTGATAGTTAACATTGTCTTTAATGATACAGCAACATTTATAAATATTACTCATCAATCAGACAGGAAATAATACATGATAGCACTTGAGGCAGAAACAGTATTTGAATTATGGGAAAGTATCAAAGCATACGTCCCTGCAAAAGAAAAATTAGAAGTGGCAGAAATCTTCATTAAAGCAGTAGACGAAGCCGGATTAGAAAAGGTAGACATTGAAGTATTATGCGATGATGATAAGATTTTACATGAAGCAGTACGAAGGTACTATGTAGAAGATGATGATTTTGATGAAGAAGAGGATGATTGGAATTAATGAACTGGTATAGCAAAGTAGTTAAAGATTGGGGAGAAATCCCAAATATGATTGATTTCTTTACTGGTGAATTAACAGAAGCACGAAATGAAGTAAAAATTAAAGGCAACGTGGAAAAGAATTCGACTTATCTTCCTGCTTTTGTTGAACTTCGTTTCGGCCAGTTACAAGAAATTGAAGCAATATTAGAGCATCTTAATATTCAATTAAGAAAGAAAAGAAGTGAGTTTCTAAGAAAGTATTTAGAAAACTACAACAAGGCACTTAGCAGTCGGGATGCGGAAAAATATGCGGATGGAGAAGCAGAAGTTGTCGCTATAGGAGAACTTATTAATCAAGTTGCATTTGTGAGAAATCAATATTTGGGGATAACCAAAGGGTTTGAAATTAAGCATTTTCAACTTACTAACATAATTAAGTTAAGAGTAGCCGGCATGGAAGATGCGGAGATTAATAACAGACAGTAGATGAAAGATTAATATTATGACAAATATAAATGTAGTAAAACGAAATGGAGACAAAGAAGGTCTCGACTTAGAAAAAATGCACCGAGTAGTTTTTGCATCCTGTAAAGATATTGCAGGTGTGTCAGCAAGTGAAATTGAACTAAAATCACATCTACAATTTTATGATGGGATTACAAGTTCTGATATACAAGAAACTCTTATCAAGGCAGCGGCAGAATTGATATCAGAAGACACTCCGAACTATCAGTGGGCGGCAGGTAATTTAATTAATTACCACATTCGTAAAGAAGTTTATGAGAGTTTTACACCTTGTCATGTCAAAGAATTAGTAGAAAAGAATATTAAATTGGGCTTCTATGATGAAGCATTATTAGATGACTATTCAGATGATGAATGGAATCAAATAAATTCATTTATTAAACATGATAGAGATTTTGATATCTCTTATGTTGGTATGGAACAGTTTCGTGGAAAGTATCTAGTACAAAATAGAGTAACAGGTCATCTTTATGAGACCCCTCAGATGGCATACGTGTTGATTGCGGCGACACTATTCAGTCAGTATCCTCGCAGTTCTCGTTTGAAGTGGGTTAAAGATTACTACAATGCTATTAGTACTTTTGATATTTCATTACCAACTCCTGTTATGGCTGGAGTTAGAACTTCACAGAGGCAGTTTAGTAGTTGTGTACTGATTGAGACAGATGATAGTCTTGATTCAATCAATGCAACTTCTAGTTCTATTGTAAAGTATGTTTCCCAGAAAGCAGGCATCGGAGTAGGTGCGGGTAGTATCCGTGCAATAAACTCACCTATTCGCAACGGCGATGCATCACATACTGGTGTTATTCCATTCTATAAAATGTTTCAAGCGGCAGTTAAATCATGTTCACAAGGCGGTGTTCGTGG